GTATGAGCGCAGGATGTCCTCAGACATTTCGGGATGTCCGTTGATACACGCTGCGAGCGCGATGTCGAGTGGGTGTTTCATGGATTTTGGAGGGCGGCGGCGGATGCTGAATTAATGCCAGATGCAGCAGATTCCCAAGAAGTCAAAGCACCAATTTGGACGGGAGAGGATTTACTAACCGTTGTGCCGTCACCTAGCCTGCCGTTTGTTGCGAGGCCCCATGCCCAAATAGTTCCATTGGTTTTAACTGCGTAGCCAGTGGTGGACCCCCCAGCAACTTGCGCCCAATCAGACAGCGTACCAATCTGGACGGGAGAGGACTTATTAACGGTAGTGCCGTCGCCTAGAGCGCCGTTTGATCCACTTCCCCATGCCCAAATAGTTCCATCAGTTTTGATTGCGTAGCCGGTTGCGTTTCCTCCAGCAACTTGCGCCCAGTCAGACAGAGCGCCAATCTGGACAGGAGAAGATTTGTCAACGGTAGTGCCGTCACCTAGCCTGCCATTAGCTCCAACTCCCCATGCCCAAATAGTTCCATTGGTTTTGACTGCGTAGCCATTGGAGCTACCCCCGGCAACTTGCGCCCAGTCAGACAAAGCCCCAATCTGGACGGGGGAGGACTTGGTGACAGTTGTGCCGTCACCTAGTTGGCCGCTTGTTCCGACTCCCCACGCCCATAGCGTGCCGTTAGCCTTGACTGCATAGCCACCGCTGCCACCCGCAGCAACTTGAGCCCAATCAGACAGTGCGCCAATCTGAACAGGAGAAGACTTGCTAACATTGGTGCCGTCACCTAGCTGGCCGCTTGTGTTGAGTCCCCATGCCCAAATAGTTCCATTGGTTTTGACTGCATAGCCAGTGCTATTCCCTCCGGCAACTTGAGCCCAATCAGACAGCGCACCAACTTGTACAGGAGATGAACGAGGGTTGATCGTGCCATCGCCAAGTTGGCCGTTAGTTTTGATAGAAAAGCCAGCATTACTGCCCGCTGCTATTTGCGCCCAGTCGGATGAAGATCCAATTTGAACCGGTGAAGATTGGGTAACGGCAGTGCCGTCACCTAGCTGGCCGACTCCGTTAAACCCCCATGCCCAAATAGTTCCATTAGTCTTGACTGCATAGCCACTATCACCTGCATTTGCGCTAGCAACTTGAGCCCAGTCTGACAGCGCTCCAATCTGGACGGGAGAGGATTTGCTGACAGTAGTGCCGTCACCTAGCTGGCCGTTTGTTCCGAGTCCCCACGCCCAAATAGTTCCATCAGTTTTGACTGCGTAGCCAGTGGAGAACCCTCCAGCAACTTGCGCCCAGTCAGACAGTGCGCCAATCTGGACAGGTGAGGACTTGGTGACAGCAGTGCCGTCACCTAGCTGGCCGTTTGTTCCGACTCCCCATGCCCACAAAGTGCCGTTGGTCTTGACTGCGTAGCCAGTGCTAGTCCCCGCAGCAACTTGAGCCCAATCCGACAGAGCCCCAATCTGGACGGGAGAGGATTTGCTGACAGCAGTGCCATCACCTAGCTGGCCGTTTGTTCCGACTCCCCATGCCCACAAAGTGCCGTTGGTCTTGACTGCGTAGCCAGTGCTAGTCCCCGCAGCAACTTGAGCCCAATCCGACAACGCTCCAATCTGGACGGGAGAGGATTTGCTGACAGTAGTGCCGTCGCCTAGTTGGCCGCCTGTTCCTGCTCCCCATGCCCACAGAGTTCCGTTGGTTTTGACTGCGTAACCTGTGGAGGAGCCACCAGCAACCTGCGCCCAATCAGACAAGGCACCAATCTGCACTGGAGAGGATTTGTCGACTGTAGTGCCGTCGCCAAGTCGGCCGCTTGTTCCGAGGCCCCATGCCCACAGAGTGCCACCTGTTTTAACAGCTAACGTAAAATTGGCCCCTCCCGAAACGCTAGCCCAATCCGTTGATGTGCCTACCTGTTTGGGATTGGTTTCATTCCCAGCCTGCCCATTGCCAACCTGCCCCCAAGCGTTGTCTCCCCACAGGTATAGCTCATACCCGCCACCACCAGCAGGCACATTCCCAGCAGCAGCTTGCAGATGTTTCGATAGCATCTCTGATCCTCAAGCGTAGCTGCCCACGACCGCGCCATAAAGCGTCGTGGAAACCTTCCAGAACACCAACGTGTCGGCAGCAGTAAGCGTCGGCGCGACATTGCCAGCCGAAGTCACCCATGTAATCGTCGGCCACCCCACCGTGTAACTCGCACCATTGGTCAGCATCAGCACAATGCTCTGCCCCGCGCTTAGCGAGTCAGTGAACGTCGGATTGCCCGTCAGCGCACAAGTTTGGATGCTTCCGCTGGTCGGGTTCAGCGCAATGCTGCCCGTCGTGCCAAGCGCGAAAACCTGCTCGGTATACCCCTTGTTAAGCGTCAGCGTCTCAGCCGTTTTGTTGGTGAGCGTCTGCGTGGCATCAGTCAGCGTCCTGCTTGCCGTCAGCGTCCCTGGTTGAAACGTCACCCGGTAACTGCTTGACCCACCCGCGCGGCCCGCAACAATGATGCCGTCTTGCGTCGAGGTGCCAGTCCCAAAGGTCTGCCCCGTCGCGTTGTAGAAGGTGTTGGCGCCTGTGAATGCGTTGTTGCTTGCTGCAACCACATCCCCCGCTGCGCCGGCGCTGGATGCCAAGAGCTTAACCGTACCGCCGGCATTCTTGAAGTAGAGCTTTTCGTCGTTCAAGTTGATGGCAAGCTCGCCATCCGCAAGATTGCCCGAGGTTGGCTGAGCAGACGCAGTCGTCGTCCGATACAGTTGAATTGGTGTGAAGCCAGATTGCGCCATGATTTACCCTCAGAACGTGCCGCCGTCCAACGCACTCCAAGTCGGGGCGCTGGTGCCGTTGCTTTTGAGTACCTGACCAGCAGTGCCCGCCGCAGTGAAGGCGTATGCCGTGCCGGTGCCGTAAGAGATCCCGCCCGCAGCCGGGGAGGCCGTGCCATTGGTGCCACCATTGGCAATCGCCAGCGTCCCACCAGCAGTGATCGTGCCGCTGCTGGTGATGGGGCCGCCCGTAAACGTCAGCCCGGTCGTGCCACCAGACACATCCACTGATGTGACCGTGCCCAGCGGGTTTGCGGACCACTGAAATGCGCTGCCAGACCATTCCAGGTAAGTGTTCGACGCCGTCGGCGCAACAATGAACGAGGTCGCGCCTGCACCCGTGTTGTACGGGATGCGATTGGCCGCGCCTCCTGCAATGTTAGTTGCGCTGCCCGCCGCAAGCGACGACTGCGCAATATTCTCCCAGCGCTGATCGGTGCCATCGTAAACGATGACATCGCCATTGTTCAGCGTGCCAAACTGTACGTTGCCATCAGTGCCCCCCAGCGCAGATCCATAAACTGGGCGCACGAAAAGAATGCCGTTGCTGGTCCCAACGTGGACAACCGCCGCCACCAGAGCAATTGCATTAGGTGTATTGGGCTTGTTTTTAGTAAGCCCGCCAGTAACAGCAGGGTTGTAGTAAAGAACCTGCCCCTGTGTCCACGATTCAACGCCGCCAGTCGTATTGATGTTCTTGACCTCGCCAAACGAGGTCACGAATATCCAGTCGTTGTTGACACCGCTCTCGTCGGCAATCCCGAGAATATAGTTGGATTGATCCGGGGCTAGCCCTGTGGCCGCTGCGCCAATCAACCCTCCAGACGACCCAAGGGTGCCGGCAAACATCACAACCTGACCCTTGGTAATCGACCCCGAACACTTCACCCGGTAGAACTGCTCTTGTCCAATGTGCTGGACGACAGAGCCATTCATCTGGAAGACCAGCGTCTGAAACTGGTCTGTGTTGTCGTAGTAAATCTTCCCCGTTGCGTCTGAGGGCAACGGCGACAAAGCAGCATCAAACTGGATGAAGTCAGGCGAACTGATGCCGCCCGTCACCGACACCAGCGAAGTGATGTCATTGTTGGCGCCGGTCACCGCTGCACTAAGATTCGCACGCGCGCTGGTTGCGTTTGCGGCGCCTGTCCCGCCGTTGGCCACCGCCAAGGTGCCCCCCAGCGTCAGCGTGCCAGTCGTGGTGACCGGCCCGCCACTAAACGTCATGCCGGTCGTGCCACCAGACGCATCAATGCTGGTGACCGTGCCGCTGGCTTTGATAGCCCACTGGAATGCCGATCCTGACCACTCCAAGATCGTGCTGGCAACCGTCGGGGCGACCGCAAAGGCAGTGACCCCGGCACCCGTCTGATACGCAATCCTGTTGGCCGCGCCTCCAGCAATGTTGGCAGCAGACCCAACAGACAGACCAGAAGCAGTCCCAGTCAGACCAGTACCTGGGCCGCTAAATTGCGTGCTTGCAGTAATCGTCGTGCCAGTTACCGCCGCCGCAGACGCCGCCCCAATCGTTGTGCCGTCAATCGCGCCACTGTTGACGTCAACATTGGTCAGCGTCTTGCCATCAAGCGTGGTCGGGATGTCAGCATTGACCAGCGCGCGAAAGACAGGATCATCAGCAGGACCGCTAGTCGGCCCAGCAAACACATAGTTTGCTGTCTGCGGGCTCACAACCAGCGCCGAGCCCCAAGAAGGAGCCCCAGTTCCGCCAGACACCAGAACCTGCCCCGCCGATCCCACCGGACCAACATACAGCCCGTCTGCACCACTCCAGATGATGGCACCGGCATCAGCCACCAAAGAGCGCGCCGTGCCCCCTTGGTCAAGAGGCAAAATGCCGTTGATCTGATTCTGGTCAGACAGATCCACCGCAGGGTGCTGGTGGTCTTCTCGCGCCGCTTTGGTCGCGACTCCAACGGCGCCTGATCCGTCGACAACCAGAGGCGTGACGGAACTGAAATCAATGTCCACCGTGACATCAGATCCCAGCGTGCCGCCGCCCGTAAGCCCCGTGCCCGCGATTACCTGCCGAGAGTCAGGCACATAACCGCTGATGACAACAGGCACAGCCCCAGCCGAAGTCACGCGCCCTTTAGCGTCAACGGTGAACACCGGGATGGTGGTTGCGCTTCCGTAAGTCCCAGGCGTGACACCTACATTCGCAAGCTCAGTTGACCCAACACCACCGGGCGCAATGCTAAGCGTGACGTTGTTGGTCAGTTGGCCGCCGCCAGCCATGCCGGTGCCAGCAATAACCTGCCGAGTCACAGGCACGCCCGCTACCGCAAGAAGATCCCCGACCCGGATCTGATAGTTGTTGCCCTGATACACAATCAGCATCAGGCTGTTCTCGTCGGCCACCGGCGCGACGGGCAACTGCGTGATGCGAGTCGGGATCAGATTGCTGGGGACACTCATGAGTCAAAGCTCCAGATACTCGTCGCCGTTCTCGGTGATGATGAACTGGTCGCCTTGCTCCTGAATCAGCCCGGCGGGGCGCGTCGCGATAGATGTATCGGGACGGGTGAACGGTAGCACGATTTGGTCCGGGCGGCGAGGCGCGAGTCGATAGGGGTCATACTGGTCGCGATCCGCCTCGCAAACCATCAGCCCCGGATAGTTAGGGTCAGGGGCCAACTCGGACAGGAACATTTTACGCGAGCATCGACCACAGATGCCGATGCCGTATGTTGGCTGGCCGCTGGGGTCTAGAAATCTGCTCACTTCGTATATGCTCCGATGCCCGGATTGATTTGAATCACTGACCCATCGTTGTCGCCATCCCACGCGGCCTGCAATGACATGGTCGCGCGCTGCTCCAGTACCGGCACCAACCCCGCATCAACCGACGGAGTCTCTGCCGCAACGCGCGCAGCCAATCCGTTGATGATGGCATCAAGCCAGCGGCGCGGGACTTCAACCTCTTGCCGCAAGTTCTCAGTGTCCATGATCTGACGATGCCGCCAGAGCACAAGCACTGCCTGCTCAGCAGCGCTGAAGGGCGCAGGCCACAGGTACACCACAGGCTGCGCCACATTGCGCTGAAAGTAGAAGCTTGTTGGCCGGCCTGGGAATACCTTATTCGACTGGTTGACGTAACTGTCGCGGTTCAGTTGCCCAAGAGGGATGTCCTGCGGCAGATTGCCCAGCGTCACAGCCGTATAGTTGAGCGGGCTGCTTGCCGTGATCCTGAATCGATTCGCAGCAAGAGCGCCAGAAATCTCGTACCAGACAATCTCGCCGGCAGTGGCCGTAGCACTGGACGACCCAACCGTCGTCCAACTGATGCCGTCAGCGCTGGTTTGAAACGTCACAGGCACCGCAGCCGACGCCCACTTGATGCCAATCTGGTTCACCGTCGTGGGCGACGAAAACACGACAGTGCGACTGGTAGATGTGGTCGTGACAGTGCCGTCAAGCAGTTGCAGCGTTCTGTATAGCAGATTGAGAACTTCAACCGTGCCAGCAGGCAGCGTGACCAGCGGCTGATTCTCATACATCGGCAGCAGCACGCGGTCGATGCACCAGCTAGGCGTGCGCCGATTGGCAAGCTCATCGAGCATGAACCGCAGACTTTGCAGCGCATACGTCTGCATCTCTGCGGTAATAGACTGCGCAGGCAGTCGGCAGCGCCGGAAGGCGTGCTCAACCACCTGAACAGCGCTGGTGGTCTCCAGTCCGACGCTGCCGGAAAAAGCCATTGCTTAGGCCCGTTTCTTTGACGCGCGCGACTCGCTCAGCGCAATCGCAATCGCCTGCTTCGGACTTTTCACGACCTTGCCGCTGCCGCCAGAATGCAGCTTGCCTTCCTTGAATTCGCGCATCACGGTGGCGATTTTGGCCTGCCCGCCCTCTTTATACGCGGGAATCATCGGCTCGCGCGGCGCCACGGGCATCCGGCGACGCACGCCAGGATTCTTGTTGCCTTGGATGCCAAGGCGCGAAGCATCGCGCAGCATCCCGAGACCGCCAGCAGGAGCCCGCACCGCTTCGCGCTGCACCGACTCACGCTTTTCCATCGTCGGCGTAGCCATGATCTCTTTGCGAGCCATCGCCGAAATGGCCGGCGACATCTTGCCGCCCTTCGCAGCCATCGCCTTGCCGCCGTGCGCGAGCTTGGTCATCGGCTTGCCAGGGTGCATTCCCTTTTCGTGCTTGTGGACCGCAGCTTTGATCATCGCTTTGTCCTGCGCGATGTCAGCCGCGCCACCCTCGGCATAACACGACTTGCCGCCAGCCATGTAAGCCTGACCACCGCGCTCATACCCCTTGACGAAAGTCTTTTGCGGGCCGAAGTCGAACTCTTTCACATACTTGAGCGTCTTGCCCATTTCAAACTCCTCACGGGGTAGCGTAGGTCTTGATAGCCTCGATGATAATCGTGTACCGATCACCCCCGGCCGCGCCCACAGTCGTAAACGCCACATCCCCCGTCTTGCCAGTGCCGGCATTGTTGGGGATGCCACCAAATGAACTGTAGTCCATCAGGTAGAACTGATTTTCGGGGATCGTCTCGCACACAACATCCAACGTGGCATCCCACAGGATGTCAACGCTCATGCCCTGCGTTTGAGCCCAGACCTTGTTGATCTTGACCCCGTTGCACGCATACCCGGAGGCATTTGAGCTGAGCGTCGAAACGTCAATCTTGACGACAGCAGACTCTCCCGTGCCGTCCGAGATGTTCGTAAACTTGCCGATGAACAGACGCTCACCATCAAGGATGGTTTGCGAGGTAACTGCGTCAGCCATTGTTGCTCTCCACAGGCACTGGATCAGGCAAACCAAGGTCCGAGAACTTCAACCCGCTGTCCTGCTCTGGCAGATTCAGTCGCGCAACCAGTGCCTGCATGGTGTCAATAGCCGCCTGCGCAGCCACCGCTACATCATGAGCATGATTGCGCTGCGCGGTCATCTTGGTGATTTCCGCAAGCAGGAATTCCTTGGTGATCTGCATGGTTAGAGCGTGTCCGACACCATCAGATAGTAAGGCGTGCCCGATGCGTTTTTGATCGCGACGACATGGGTCACAGCCGCCGCCGACTTTGTGGCGATCATCGCATTCGGCAGTTGCGCGAAGGTGTCGATGGTGCCCGTGCCGCTGTTCGTGCAGCGGATGTAGCTCGCATTGGTCCAGGTGCCGCCAGACGCGAAGTCGCTATCCAGTTGCAGCGCGGCAATCGTGCCGCCAGGATTGGTCGAGCTGCCACCCAACGTCAAGCGCAGTGCGTTGCCGGCGCCGGAAACGGTGCCCGATCCGTTGATGCTCAGCGAGATGTGCGCGCCGTTGACGGTGCCGCCGGTCGCAGCGTTGGCACCCGTCACACGGGTAAACGCGCGCATCGTCTCGCCCGATCCAGTGCTGGTGATGTCCAGCCGGCTGTATTGCAGACGGGTATCACCGCTGGCCGCCGAACTGGTGGCGTAAGAACTGGAGATGTTGCCATCGGTCGTGACCGAAATCGGATCGGACGCGGTGCCGCCGATGAAACCGTTGTCAGACCTGACCGGGCCGGAGAAGCGAGTTTGAGCCATTAGAGCGCCCCTTTGAGGTGATGGTACTTTAAGGCCAGCCTGCGCACCGAACTGGTGTCTGAACCCAGGCGTCTAGCCCGTTCTGCATAAGACATTTCAGGATTCTCCAGAATGAAACGCAGCTTGGCAACAAACTTCGGGTCCGAGTGAAAGCGTGCCATTTGCGCCTTTGACAACGTTTCTCTATACGCCGCGCTTCTGTAGTCAAAGGTTGCTGCCCTGCGCCCTAGCTTGATGCGCTCGCGGGCTTCCGAAGTGTGCTTGCGCTGAGATATCAGCATCACCCCAGCATCGTCAAACCATACCGCTCCCCGCTCAAACGCGCATTCAAGCCTGCTCAACTCCTCCAAGCTTTCGCATTCAACTTCAATCTCGCCACGAAACACGCTTGCCCCATACTGGTCATAGGCAATCTGAAGATGCCTGTTCGTGTGTTTACCAAGCTTGAGCAACCGGAAATGCTCGCGCAGTCGTTTTCTGACCCTTCGCGACTGACCCACATAACACTGCTTCGTCACTTCGTTGACGATCTTGTACAACCCACAGACATCACTTTTGTAAGGCATAACAGACTGGTGCCTGCCATATTGCAGACATGAAAAAGCCCTGCCAGCGCTAGGTTGGCAGGGCTTGTATCAATCCCGGTCAAAGCCGGGATTTTGGTTCCTACACGCCGGGTGTGCCGTACACCCCGCGCGGGTCGGTCCATCCGAACGTATAACGCTCGGTGGCTTTGTACCGCATCGAATCGGTCTCGAAGTCGCCTTCCATGCTCTTTTCCAGACCACGGCGCATCATGAGCTTGAGTCCCTCGGGCGCGTCGGTCTGAACCCACCAAGCGGTGGTCGAGGTGATACGAGACAGGTTCGCCTGACCTTCGGACAGCAGACCCATCGACTTCACCGGGTTGATGTCGTTGTCAGCGGTGCCGGTACGCAGTACAGACTTGAGCAGCACTTCGGCCTGGAAGACGTTGCTCGGACCCGTGACGATCTTGCGCGGGGTCAGCCGGATACGCTTGCCGTTGTTGTCGGTGGCGTTGCGGATCTGGATGAGCAGTTGCTCAAGCGAGGTCTGGCTCAGCGCGGCCGGCGTGGTCAGCAGGTTGCTGAACGTGCCGTTCACGATGGGGTGGTTGTTGGCCACCAGCGCCACACCGTCGCCACCCGGATACGAACCGTTGAAGGCCCGATTCAGGATGTTGGCGCCCAGCGTTTCTTTCGTCTCGATCAGCGACTGCGCGAGGTGCTTCGCGTAGGTCTGACCAATCCGAATGTGATCGCCGTCCTCCACCAGGACTTTGGTCAGGCTGAATGCCAGACCATAGACTTTGTAGAGGTAGCGCTGAAGGAACAGCACGCCACCCGACTGGTAGGTGACCGCCATGCCGTCAGGCAGTTCCGGCGCCGCACCGAAGCCGTACAGGACGGGCTCCTCGTGGTAGTTGCGCGGAATGCCTTTCTGCTCGCGGAACACTTGGTTCCACTCATCAGCACGCTGCTCATAAACCCCATCGAAAACTTCGTTCAGGATGGGCTCGACGACCGACCTAAAGTCGGTACTGCGCATTGGAGTTGCCATTGCTCAGCCCCCCTTTAGACCGAGTTCACCGCAGCTTTGTAGTGATGTTCGTTGATGCGAACAGTCGCCACCACATAAGCGTCGGTGAGGGAGTCGTTGATGTTGTAGGCAAAGCCAGTGATCTGGAATTGCCCGCTGGTCGCCTGGATGACGGAGAGTTTGGTGGTGCTCAGCCCGGTACGGGTGCTGCCACCCGGCGAGGCCACCGTCCAGTCGCACTCCTCGCCAACCGCAGTCTGCACGGTGGTGCCGGCCGACGGGTTGTCGTACTGCACATCGAACAGCGTCTCGGGGTCGTCATAGACCCAGGCGACGATCTCGGTGGCAGTGGTCGAAGCAGGCCAGTAGGGCGAGATGGTGGGCTTGCCCGACGAATCGAGGTACTGACAGCCGGCGAAAATGCCGAGCAGAGCAATCCCGTCGGTAGTGCCAGCACGGGTACCATCGCTGGTGCCAAGTTGGACCACCCCGTTGTCGGTCAACTTGACCGGATCGCCACTGAAGACGTTGTGTCCGTAGCCAGTGGTGATCGTATATGCCTTCGGCCGCATCTGCCCGCTGTTGTGAAACGAGGGGCGGAAGCCGAACGGCGCGCTGATCGCAGACATTCGATACTCCTTGTTTGATGGTTAGGAGAGGTCGAAAAGAGCCTCTCGGTGTTCGCCCATTGCCAGATTGCCATCGCCCACTTGTAGCCGCGACTTGGACGCACGCGCTTGTTGTTCGAGGAAGTCAGCCGTGTCGGTGAGCTTCTCTTCCTCGCGCATCGGGGCGTCGTGGTGCGCCTCTTTCATGTACTTTTCGTACAGAGAGATTGGCAGCTTGAATGCGAGCATCTCGTTGACACCAATGAGCCCAGCCCAGTCGCCCGTTTTGAGCGTGGCGTATTCCCAGCCGGGAACGTCTTCCGGCTTCACAGGCTCATAGCCAAGGCGGATTCGCATCTGAATGCTGTCGCGCGGATTCGTAGTGGTCAGCCAGCAGGTATGCCAGCCGGGGATCTTCGGCAGATCAGGTAGGGACGATTGAAAAAACTGCTGACGGAACATCTCAACCCGCTCATCGTCAGTGATTTCGCGATTTTGCGTGATAGCGCGATCTTCCATCGCGCGGCTCCCACGACCTTCGCCAGCGGATTTCCTCAGACGTTCATCATTCATTTGGCTCGCTCCTTGCAGCGATTGGTTGGATTCTGTGCTTGATTTGGCAAAAACGCAACAGCGTTGAGTTAAGCCCGATTCTGGCGGTCGTACTCCGCATACCGCTTGACGTACTTGGAACGCAGAACCGGGTCGTCCCACACCCCCGCGTCAATCAGCGCTTGCTTGCGCTCAGGGCTGATGTAAACCTCGCGGCGCGTTGTAGCAGGCGCGTGCTCACGACCAGAACCAACCGCAGGGCCGCCTCGTTGCGAGCGCGAAGTTTCAGGCGCAGCCTTGAACTTGTCAGGCAGGCGGCGAGCAGCACGCTTGCGCAGTTCAGCCCAGTATTCGGCGCTTTGCGGGTTGAACCCATCACGCACCAGTGCCTGATCAATGGCCAGCACAATGGCCGAATCTTCATCGCGCCCCTGCGGGTCGTACCAAGAATTATCAGCCAGGAATTGCTGCGCATGGCCCATCGTCAATGAGTCGATGGCGGGAGCTTGCTGTTGCTGCTGCTGGATGGAGCCCGCGTATTGCTGCTTCTGGTAGGCCAGTTGCTGGGCGCGGATCTGCGCCGCATCGCGATACTTCAGCGCTTGGGCAACATCCTCGCCATTGCCGGCCGCTACTGCCTTGGCAATGACTTGCTCGGCCATCGACGCTTCCTGCTGAGCCCGCGCTATCTCAGCATCCAACCCGCGCAAGTCAGCGGTATACGCCCGCTGCTCCTGCGCGCTTAGCCTGCGCTCAAGGTCATCATTGCGCTTGCGCAGGAAATCCATCTCAAGCTTGTCACGCTTGATCGCCTCATCGCGACGCTGCTTGCGCTCAAGCTTTTCCTGCCGGCGCCGCTCGCGAATCGCTTCTCGCTCATCATCGGTGCCGTCATCATCCTCAGCCTGCGCAATAGGTGCATCATCCTGATCGTCGTCTTCCGACGCAACAGGCTCATCAACGATAACAATCTCTTCGTTATCGTTCTGGTCAGGGTCTTGCTCAGTCAGTGCGTTAGCCATAGCTCACCTCGTTCAGATGAATGCGCGGATCGCCAGCGGGTCGCCTTCGACGCGCCCGATGATATCCAGATCGTTGAAGATCACGAACAGCGCAGATTCGCCATCCTTGACAGGAACCTCCCAGCGGTCGCCGCCATACTTGGGCACGCGGACAAAATCACCCGCTTTGCACCAGTCGCCCTCGGGCCACGATTCTTGCGTGTTGCGATTCTTGAAGGCCAGCGGGCCGACAGAAACCACCAACCCTACCTGCGTGTTCCAACGCTCGGTGTCACGCGAGCCAGAATCGATGATGATCCCGCTGGCGGTTTTGGTCTTGGGGGTGCGGATCTGAACCAGCACGCGGCTCCCGAACGGCTGCACCCCAGGCGATACTTTGGGGAAAGCCTCGGCCAATGCGTGCTCATAGGTCTGGGTCACTGTTACGCTCCTCTTGCAGAAGACTGAGTAAGATGTTGATGGAGATTTCGTAGCCGGCAACGACTCCCGAACGGAAGCCAAACTCAAAAGCGTCCCGCTGGTTTGGACGCTGCAATGATGTCAGCGCATAGGCGGCTTGTTCAGCCTTCAAACGCGCAAGCAGCCGGTCTGGCAGGTTAGTCATCGGACGCGCATCACGCCGGACACTTCGGCGAGGTGGCACCCTTGGGCGCAGCCGGCAGCGTTTGGCCGGTGACCTTCTCGCCCGCAGCCATGCGGTGCTTCTGTTTGACGTAAGGGCCGGTCATCGGCACCGTGCCGGGTTTGGGTTTGTCAGCCATCATTCACTCCTGATTACCGGGTGCCGGGGTTGATGCCCGTACCCGTTGAAACGGCGATACGCTCGCCGGTTGCGATCTCTGCCATCGCCAAGCGCATGGCAGTGTCGTTGTCAGCCGTGTTCATGCGCTCGCGCGCAGCAATTTCGGCGCTAGTACGCTGGTTCTCGGCAAGCTGCCGCATTTCCTCCTGCCGCATACGCTCCATGCGTTCGCGCTCACGGTCGTTCAGTTTCTGCTGCTCAGTCTGAGCCTGTTGCGCAAGTCGCTGCTGCTCAATCTGAGCCTGTTGCGCAAGTCGCTGCTGCTCAGCCTGCGCCCGCTGGGCAATCGATGCCTGCTGGATCTGCGCGCCAAGTTGCGCAACCTGCATCGAACTGTCAGGCGGCATCGGGGGCTGCGGCTTGAACTGCTCAGCAAACTGCGTGATCTGCGCAAGCTGCTGCGCAAACTGGCCAAGCTGCGCCTCAATCACTTGCTGCACCTGAAGGATGACAGCAACCTCCTGCTCAGGCTCAGCAGAAATCAGGTTGTCGTCAGTCGCTCGCTTGACCGCGTTTTGCGCCTCAGTCATGTAGTAGTTCAGCAGATGATCGCGCAAGTGCTGCGACATCGGCCAGAAATAGCTTCGCTGAATCGCCGGATTCATGCCAAACAAGGGCGAATCCAGGAATGCAAGATGCGTGCGGATGTGCGCAATGTGATCCTGCTTGGGCAGGACATACACAGGCTGACCAAGCGCAGCAGCAACATTCTCGCTCACAGGGTCTCGGTCGTCCTGCCCAGGCTGAGGTTGCAGCACATCGTTGGCCGGCACCTTGAGCGCCCGCAGGAACATCTCCTCGACCTTGCGCTGGTCGTACATCTGCGGAAGAGTCGCCGCGCGCTGAATGATTGCCTGAACCTGGGCGAAGCGCTGAGCCTCGCTGAAGATCGCCGGGTCGCTGACCGGGATGACATCAAGCGGGCCGTCAAAGTCTTCAGGATCAACCTCAAGCCCGTTGTCATAGCCCTCAAGCATCTCCTCGGTCAGATATGCCGAGTTGATGCGATGCAGGATCTTCAGAACCCGCGCCATGCTGTTATGCAGGCGCGAATGGATGCTGCTGAAGACCACCATGCCCTGCTCAATGAGCGCAAGCGTGGTGCCAACGGGTTGGTTGGGATTCTGGTCGGACAGCTTCTCAAACGAGGTTTGGACGACACCCTTGCCCGCTTCGACCAAGAATCCCAGCAGTTGGAACAGAACCGGGCTCGGCGGGTTGAACGGCATCCCCATGACCAACTTGCGGATGTCGTCAACCAGCGCGCCGCCTTCAATCTCGGCAACCTCGGTGGGCTGGACGTTGATCGTCTGCCCGTTAGGGCCGCCCTTG